GGAAGAAGTACTTCAGGATGCGCTGGCCGTTGGGGCCACGGGCGATCTCGATTTCCTGCATCTTGATGCCGTTTGCCATGATCTTCGCTTGGGAGATCGTGGCTTTGGTGACGACATCAGTCGAGGTGAGGGCGTTGATGCTCGCCTTATTGCCAGCATAGAGCGTGTTGTACGTCTCCAAGCTGCCGAGCATGACGGCTTCGATACAGTCGCACTTGAGGCGCTGCACCCATTCGTTGAGGCCACGGCGGGCCGATTGGTCGAACGTGGTGCCGATGAATGTCAGGTCTTTAGTCGTGACGGTTTCGGCGACGGCGTGACGGTGCAGGCCAATAGTCAGCGTGAACTGGCTATACTTGCGGACTTCTTCAGCACCGACGAGGTTGGTGTTACCCTGAACGCCCTTGCCGCCGAGGCCAGCTTCAGAGCTGAACACGATGGTGTTGCCGCGTACTTTGGAGGTGTCGAGCACTTCCTTAACGGGCTTGACAGAGCCAAGGCCGCCCATGAGTTCAGAAAACGGGTTATAGCGTTCGTTGTCAAACGCGATGGAGGACACCCAGAGAATCTGGCGTGCGTAGGTGGGGGACTGCGCGACAAGTTCGGCGACTGTCTGCGCGTTGATTTCGGTATATGAGGCCATTAGAGTGGTGTGGTAGTGATTTGAGCAGATTGAACCTCAAGGCTTCTTGGGCCTTGTTAATCTGTCGTCACGCCACACAGGCGTCGGCCCCTTGCGGGAACCGCTATCTCTAAGACATTCGTATTGCGTTACTGCCAGCGCCAAGAACAGCGCCGAAAATATCCGCTAGGCTCCCGCCCTTGGCAGCCGCCATTGTCTGGGCCACGATGTCTGGCGTGGCAGGCTGGCCGGGCGCGGGGCGCTGGGCCATAGCTACGCTGGACGAGGCCGGGGCTGCCGGGGCCTTGGCTGGCACGGGGCCAGGGGCGGGCTGAGGCTGGCTGACTGGCACGGCGGGAGATTTGGGGGCGTTGGCGCGCATCTGGGCGGCCAAGTTGGCGGCGTACTCGGCCACGGCGGTTGGGGAAGTGCTGGCGAACTCGGGGTTGACGGCAAGCAGGCTTTTCACAGCCAAGGTGGCGGGATGGTTGTCGTCGCGCAGTTCTGGGTACTGGCTCATTGCCAGTTCAAGGGAGTCATCGCCGATTTCCTCGAAGGCTTTTTCGGCGGCTGCTTGGGCCTTCATCTTGGCCTCCATGGCGTCGGCCATCTCAGGCGTAAACTCAGCGATGCCCTCGGCGTTGTTCTGGAGATCGGCTAACGTCTGCGCGGCTTCTTGGGCGGCCTGGGCAGCGGCGTTGTAATCTTCAAGGGCTTGCGTGAAGACTGGAGCCAAGTCAACCGGCTCGGCGGCAGGCGCGGGCTCAGGGGCCGCCTGGGAAGACTCGGCGGCTGGGGCTGCCTCTTCGGGAGCCGTCACAGCCGAGTCTGGCTGGAGTTCGTAGGCTCCTGGGTCGGTGGCGGGGACTGGATTGGCAGGATCTTGGCCGCCTGCGTCGTCGGGGTCGGCCATAAGGGCGGCATTCACGGGCGCGGGCTTGGCGGCCCCGGCGGAGAAACTGGCGGCAAACGTTTCCGGGGACTTATCTAGGCTGCCATACAAAAGTGAGGCAGGATCAAAAGGCGCTGTCGTGGTGTCGGACATATTGGTTCTAGTATTGTGTGTAGTTAAGAAACTGGCAAGAGGAAGTTTTGGCAAGAAAAAGCCCGCCGGGCGTTGGCCGGGCGGGCTGTGGCATTACAGCGGTGTGGCAGTGCCGACCGTCTCGCTAGCCACAATGTAGCCGTCGTGGATCTCCCAGTCGGTCGCCAAGGCGTCAGAGCCGGAAGGCTGCCAGCCGTGGAGGGAGTTGTCAGGATACACAATGCAGAACTGATTCTGATAGGTGATCGGAAGGCAAGTTCTGCCAAGCCTGTCTTTCGCCGCCTGCGGGAGGCTAGTCATTTTTGGAATAATCTCAGCGGGCACCGATGAAGGCACCTGCCGGAACACGAACAGCCCTTTGCCGTTCCAGCCTGCACGGCTGACGATTTTGCCCTCTTTGAGGGCTTCGATTGCTTGCCCGAAGTTTTGATTTGGGATCATAGGTAGTGATGTTGATTTGCGCTCAGCAATACCGGCCAAGCTCGGGTGTGAGGTCATGCCTCGAAAACTGCGCGGTGCCTCTCCAGAAAGGCGGCCTTCTCGGCCAAGGGCACTCCGGCGGCATGGATGCAGTACGGCTCCATGGGAAGGCGGTCGTAAAACTTGTGCTTCCAGGCCATCGGCCAGAAGTTCCACTCATCCGGCAGAAAGTGCATGTCCACGCCAGAGCGGTAGAAGGCGGCGTTTAAAAGCGATTGCTCCGTTGTGTCCAGAGTCTTTATCTCGCCAGCCCGGCGCTGGGCCATCAGGGCGGAGGCCAGCCTGAATGCCTCGGCCACGGCTGGTAGGCGCGGATTGATGACCATAAAGCCAGTGTTGACGTAGCGGTCTGGCGGCATATCGAGGCCGAGGGCGTCTTGGAGGCAGAATGTGCCGTGGAAACTGTGGCGGGTGGGGTCTTGGACGGCAGCTATTCCATTCAAGTTAGCGAAGCGGGCAAAGCTGACTTGGCGGATGAACCAGAGATCTGCATCGAAGAAGATTAGTGTACGCGTGCCCAGCAACGGCAAGATGTACTTCATGTCGTAGCTATCGTTGCGGTCGGTGGTGATAACCAAGGCGTCGAGGCTAGAGTATTTGCGGAAACGGGCAGCGGCCTCGTTGGCTAGCTCAAAGTAGCCAGGGCTGGCGATGGTGACGCCTAGGATGTCGGAAATCTCGCTCATTTGAATAAGGCGTTTGGGTTGCCTTCACCAAGTTTGATAAGGCATCGGTGAAAAATCTCTTTGTTGCCGACAAGGTTTTTTGGTGCCAGCCAAGGGGCGCTTTCTCGTTTGTGGGAAATGGCGGCGAGAACGTTGAGAGCGCGAATGTCGTGAATCATCTCGTCAACACGCATAGGCCATTTGTCCCAGTCGTATTTGTGGGCGATGCCGCGCCAGATTTCCACAATGCGGGCGGCTGAATCGTCTATACGAATACCCTCAACATAGAGGGCGTATTGGTTGAGAACAGCGCACCGTAGCCAATTTAGCACACAAGGCGGCCATAGCTCGGCCCCGTCGGCGTAAACAATGTCATTCACGGCGGCAATCCGTAATCGTGCCTCATGCAATTTGCCGTTGAGGATCATAAGGTACACCTCTGCCGTCAACTGGCTAACCTGCCAGCGCACGCCAAGCGGCGTATAGGGATAGTCGTTTGCCACGTTTTGAACGTGAGTACGCCAATCCTCCATTGTGATTTCGCCGTCAATCGTTCGGTAAGTAAGCCAACACTTGGCATTATGGCGGCGACTCAAAGACGCCTCACCATCGCCCAAGACTCCCCACGCAAAATGATACTGCGTGGCCTTGTGTGCAACGGAACTTGGCGCTAGCAGGTGGTAGGCCGAGGAGTCACCCTCCTGCATGAAGGCTCGATACATCCGGCCTGCCCACGTCCCAGCGCACTTGTCATGCCACGGCCTTGGCATCCCATGCCAAGCCACAACGCGGGCGTTGGCCTCGCTGGCCGCTGAGCCAGCCACATGGACATGCTTTTTGTAGCTCAAGATGCCGTCTAGCACATCGTCCAGCAGACCAAGGCGGCAGCCCATATCAACCAGTCGGGCGAAGGTGTGGCCCATCTCGGACTTGCGAAGCTCGGGCTCCATACCGTCCGTGACAGCTCGGTGATCGCCGTTCCAGATCATCACGGCGTTTGCCCACTCATCCGGCTTGTAGAAATCACGGGTGCCCCAGACCATATCAGGAGGGCAAGCCATAGCCAGGGCCGTAAAGGGCGTGAGGTGGCGGCAGAACAGCGTGTCAAGACCGGTAAGGATCGTTGGCCCGGTGAACCGCCAAGCCTCCTGCACCGCCCACCAGCCCGGCCAATCAGTCTCTAGGCGGATGTGCCAAGGCTCGGTTGGTGTGTCGGTAAGGCACCAAAACTGAAACTGTTTGTCGGTATTGAAGGCTTGGAACTGGCGGCGGAGGCAGGCCGCATGCTCTAGCGTGTAGTCTCCACCAGAACGGCAGACTACGACAAAAGCGGGGGCGGAAGTAATTGGCGTTAGCATAGCTTTGTAATCGTCTCGGCTTTTGTGTAAACCGTAGCGAAGTCGGGCACGTTATGCAGGACGAGCGCCCCAGCCCCCACCATAGCCTGCCTGCCTATCGTGACGCCGGGCATGATGACAGCCCCAGCCCCGATGCTGGCCCCAGCCAAGACGGTCGGCGGGCGGCGGGCATAAGCCGTGTTGCCTGCCACGGGCCGGTAGTCGTCACAAAATGTGACGTTTGGGCCAATAAATACATTATTTCCAATCTTCATGCTGGGGGCTGTAATGGTGCCGTGGCCGATGCGGACGTTGGAGCCAAGTTGGCCGCCTGCACTGATTTCGGCGTGGCTGCCAATGGAGCAGTTAGCGCCAATCACAACATCGCGCTGAATAACAGCAAAGTGCCAGACTTTGGTTGTTTCGTGGATGCTGGCGGACGGATGCACATAGCACACGCCTTGCTCGGGACCGCTACGAGCGGAACCAAAGAACTCATTTGGAGGGTTGTGTTCAGTATTCATACATTCAAACGTGACACTGCCCACATACCCGGCACATCCAAAACAACAGTGTGAGAGCCCGCCACACGGCGAGCCTTGGAGAACAGCGTTTCTGCGTTTGGTTCTTCATGGTCGGGTAAGCCGATGCCGCGCAGGAATACTTGCCACATGGCGCGGGTGAGAACGGTGGTGACGTGGTGGTGGTCTTGCCCATGGGCGGCTTTGGCGACTTGCCGGTGGAGTTCAAAGGCTACTCGCTCCTCGGTCATGCAAAGTAGTCAATCTTGGCTAAAGTGCGGCGGCGAAGCTCGGCCAGCATGGATGATTCTTTCATGCCATTAGCCCATTTTGGCCGTAACTGATAGTGAGGCTCATCTTTGATGGATGTCCAGTCGCCTCCCCATTCAAAGCCAAGCCACTTGCCAATATGGGCGACAGTCTTGTAAAGTGGAGATTCGGGCAGGTATTTTCCGCCACTGAAGACGCCAATATCAAAGGCGAGGCCAAAGTTGTGATTGGAGTAACCGGCGCGGGCGTTCGTGACTTTTGGCCCCGGTGCTGTCCGGCCCTTGGCGTAAAGGACATCTTGCTCTGCGTATGTGCGTAAGCCGGATATGAGTTTGATTGTCACGCCCTGCTCGGCGGCAGCCAAGACAAACTTGCGGGCGGGTGCGTGTAACTGCGGGTGCAGCGTAGCAATTACCTTTTCGCTTCGCTCGTCCACCTTTCCCGCGCTGTCCTCTTGGCTGGCAGGCTTGGCGGCAGGCAGCCCAGACTTGGCTGGCGGCAGGAGGGCGGCCCAGGTGGCCGGGCCTACTACGCCGTCTGCGGCGAGTTTGCGCGCTTCTTGGAAGTCTGTTACGGCGTCATCCGTAATGGATCCAAAAAAACCGTCTGGCTTGGACTTGAGGTAGCCGAGATCATGCAGGCGGCCTTGGAGGCGAAGAACTGCCGGGCCTTTATCGCCTTCTTGCAGAATAGGTGTGTCGGGTGTCGTGCTCATAGCGAGCCCAAGCCTACTTGCCGAGCGGCCCCTTGTCAATCGCGATGAAAATCCCAATCACGGCCAACACCAGCCCGGCCATGACGGCCAAGCCGAGGGCGGCCCCGCTGAGTTCGTGGAGGAGGGCTAGCATGGGAACAACTGGAGTTTTGCCATCCACAAGCAGAATAGCAGCCGCTCACACATTGAGGCGTTGCGGCAGAACTGCCATGAATGCCGCATCAAAGCTGGCAGCCGGGCTAGGCGCTGGCCGAATGGGCGGCGGCGGAGAATGAATGGTTTCATGGCTTTTTGAATATCCTGTCAAAGATCGAAGACGGCCTAGCCCAGCCTTGCGGGCCAAAGGCAGCCACGGCCCGGCCCATGAGAGCGGCCTTGCGGGGGCGGACGCCTGCTTGGAGAAGGCGGTAGTAGAAATGGCGGTGGACCACCCAAGCGGGCGGGGCGGCTGGCAGGTTGCCTAACTTTTCGACTAGCCAGTAACTGCCGCCAGTCAGGAGGTCGCAAAGAAAATCGTGCTCAAGGGCTGGCATCGTACAGAGGCCGTCTGGCGTGTAGTTGAGGGGCGGCCCCCAGAAAATGGGCGGGATGCTGGCTTTGTCGAACTGGTAGCCAGCCGGGATGGTGAATTGTTGCTCTACCGGCCAGATGCCAGAGCATATCTTAAATATGTACTCTTCATCCGTCTGCCACATTGGCCCCTTTGACCACGGTAGCAGGCCAAAGCCGGGCTCAGGATCTTGGAGGCATGTGATGTCGAGATTCATCGTGGAGGAACGGTTAAAGCGTTGCGCATGGCCTGTTTGGCGATGTCATCGAAGTACTCCACCTGTTTCTCGCTTGTCTCGTTGAGCTTGTGTAGGGCTTCTGTGAGGCTGTTTAATGTGTCGAGCATCTTCGTAGCCCCCCACCAAATTACCGTTGCCAGTGAGGAAAATAACACTATCACCGCCACAATAAGCACGCCATAGAACGACCACTGCCCGGCCTGCTCCGGGCTAGGCACCTGCCCTGTGAAGGCGTGCCAAGCCATCTCCGCCAAGGCCATGGCCGAGGCCAGACCGGCTGACATGGCGGCCAGGATGGGGGCCGGGATCTCAGTGAGGGCGTGCTGGACGGGCGGCGGGATGTTCATTGAGTAAGTGAAGGCGTTGCGTGGCGCTATCGAGTGACGGCTTGAATGCTGGTGGGGTCGATGTGAGAGACGGCAGGCTGGAAATACATAATGCTGTCTGGATCGTTCGAGTGCGCTGGCCCAAGCACGACGTGACCGACTTCGTGCAGCGCGAAGGTGCGAAAGTCGGGGTTGCGTCCATTCAAACGATGCCACCAAGTGGTTGACCAAGGCTGCGCTGGATCAAAAATGATGCTGTGAATGTCGTTTCCGAGTTCGTAGCGGTAAGCGAGTTTTCCGTCTGGCGGCTGTCCACCGCTGAACATGATGTCCGCCTTTTTTCCGGGCTCGAACCTCACTCGCCCCTTGCTAGCCTTCTCCCACTGTTTCAGCGCCCACACGATGCAAGCCGCCGCTCCTTTGGGCAGGTTGCTGGGGTGGATGGCGTAGCGGTAGGTTTTGCTCATGCTTGGGCTGTTTCTGGCGGGTGCTCGGGAGCTTCACACTCGGTAATAAGCTGCGTGACGACTTCGATGGCTCCGGCGAGCGCGTTGAGGTTTGCCGCAAGCTGGTCACGCTGGCGGGTGAACTCAGCGAGCTTAGCTTCGAGGTGGGCTTTGGTGACAGTCATGGACGAAACGGGTTATTTTTAGCCCAAGCAACAAGCTCGGGGGTGCAGGTGATCACTGCGCCGAGCGCAGCCGCGACGGAAGGGATGGCTGCTGCCGCAGCGAAGATGTCCACCGTGTAGGATTCCGCGCCCACGGGCGATACTCCGCCATTGCCGTCGATTGGCACTAGCCGGATGTAGCACGACGCCTTGGGCGAAAGCGGGCTGGCCGAGATATTGAGGTCGGTGATGAATCCGTTGTCAAATTCCTGCTTGGGTGAAGCCGGGATGATGACGGGTGTTTCGAGGGGGATGGGTGGCAGGTTCATAGAATTAGACGACGGTTAAAACTCCAGCATTGGAATAGACATCGCCAGAGGAGAGCCCAGCACTGGAAGTCGGGATGCCGGTGACGTTAAGAACTTTGCGTGCAGCGTTGATAGTGAGCACAGTGTTCAACGTGCCGATGGCGGTGCCGCTGGCTCCATTGGTTCCATAGACGCCGAACTTCAAATCTCCGCCCGTGCCCGTGCCTGTGGAGATTGAGCCGGTGATGGTGAAGCTGTTTGTCGGCGATCCGTTGGAGGTCGTTCCAACGATGGCACCAGCAGCGGAAAGAGTCTGATTCACCCAAGCGGAGGCTAAAGGCATCCCGTGAGCGATATGCGCTGCTGCAACTCTGGACCAAAAAGCATCGGCTCCACCATTCCCGCCACCCATAACGTTGGTTGTGCTGTTAAAACCAATGACTCCCCGGTAAGCCCCGCCAGCAAAACTGTTTGCCACGGTCAAGCCAAATTGCGTCCCATGGAATCCCATGGACACCATATCAATGCCGTCGGAAAGCCGAACAATTACCTGACCGGTGCCACCTTTCAAGAGGGTCTGGCTTCCATCCGTCCCTCCGAGGCGAATCATTGGATAAGATTCCGAACCTACACCCACGACTGCAAACTTCGTTGTGCCTCCAATTCTCAGGTCGAGCAACTTCGATGCGTCTGCCCAAGTGTTTGAATACGCTTTGCTCGAAGTGTTTGTGACATCGAGCGAGATTGCGCAAGCAGCCAAAGCTGAGTTGTTCCATGTTTGGCTGATTGAAAACGATCTTGCCGTCGTGTCAGAGATCGTGCCGAGCGCAAACCCGGTCATGGCGGTGTTGTTCGCCATCGCCACGCCAAAGTCGGTCAGCCCTGTGATGGTTCCTCCAGTTACCGCAACCGCACTAGCTGCTTGGGTGGCGATGGTTCCGAGGCCCAAGGCCGTCCTTTGGGCGGCAGCATCAACCGCCTCGGCCAATGTCGCCCCGGCTGCCGTGACGGTGAACTTGCGGTCAGCTCCACCTTGCGTGCCGTAGTAAAGGCCGCCTGTAGCTGCCGTAGCGGCGGTGAGTCCTGCGAGTGTTGAATCTGCCATTAGAGTGAGATGTTAGGAGCCGGAAAGAAGGAGAAAGCTAGAGCCGTCAGCCAAAA